TAAACAATCTCAAACATCAGGTCTTATGGAGCAGATAGGAGAATATGACCTTGAGGATTTTTATAGTATGTTTGATAAAAAAGGTGGTGGCGGTATGTTAGCTCCGAGTACACAGTCTGACGCTTACAGTGCTATGGGAGGCAGTTACGCGGGAAAGCTGTAAGCCCTAGGACCTACGGGACACCTACGGGCGAAAATACTTATGTAGTAGACGATAGTTATGCTAAGTTTTATGAAGAAAATACACCCGGTTTTGTAGACAGTAGAATTTTTAGTAGATTATAAACAGGATATAATTATGGCAACAGGAATAACAGGTTTATTTAGTGCAGGAGACTTAGCTTCAGCAGAGAACCAATCTATGAGAGATAGAGCTATGGAAGTAGCTAAGCTAAACAAAGGTGAAGCAGGAGCTTATGCTGCAGGTTTAGGTAGTGGTATGCTTATAGAGGGCTTGGCAGGAATGGCAGGTATGAAAACTAGAAATCAAAAGAAACAAGAAGATGTACAAAATATCTTATCTAAATACGCCACTGCTGACCAAAACGACCCTAAAGTTTTATTTTCTTTATCACAAGATTTTATACAAGCAGGCTATCCTGATTTTTCACAGCAATTTGCTGAAAGAGCTAGAACGCTATCAGACACTCTAACAGATAACAAAATAAATCAGCAGTTAGCAGACGCAAAAACACAGACAGCAGCAACCGGTGCTAGGTATACTAAAAAACCAACTATTGAGGTAGGAAATCCTAATAATTCGTCACAAACTATAAGAATGCAGTTAAATCCAGATACTAACCAATATGAAGTTATGAGGGACGCAGATGGAAATCCTTATGTAACAGATAAATTTTCAACAGGTGAAGATGTTAATTTATCTACAGACTTTATGGCAGTAAAAGATGAGGACGGAAACATTATCGGAGCTACAGAAATTCCGGGTTCGCCTGCAGACAAAGCTGCGAAAGAATTAGAAAGACAAACAGCATTAAAGGAACAATTAACTATAGGTCAAGCAAATAGTGTATTAGAACTTGTAGATAATGCTTTTACTATGTATGATGACAGAATAACAGAAGTTGGTAAGGGTGTTATAAAGTCTGATAGAGATGCTATATTCTCAGTAGAAGCAAAGGCATTAAGTGCTACAGGATATCCGGGAACTAAAAGAAAAAATATGGAAAACGCTGTACTAGCTATAACGGCAAACATAGGTTTCGACAAACTACAGGCTATGAGAGAGGCGTCACCTACTGGAGGAGCATTAGGTCAAGTAGCAATACAAGAATTAGTAGCATTACAGGCATCATTAGGTAGCTTAAGTCTAGACCAACAACCTGAAGTTTTCTATGCTAATCTTAAAAAAATACAAGACCATTATAAAAATATGTTAATTCTTATGAGTGCTAAAGGAACAGAAGAAATAAAAGACTTAAAGTTATCAAGTACATATGAGGTAACAAAAGACCTTGTATCGGGAGAGCCTATAGTTACTTTAGTTGAGAAAAATCAAGAGCCAGCATTTTAGGAGGTTTAAATGGCAAATTTCTATGAAATAAAAAACACTCCGGGAGGAAAAACTTCAGCCGGTGTTCCTTACTCTGAATTTTCTAACGGAGAGTTCGCATATAGAATGTGGGAAAAACAAAAAGAAGACGCAGAGACTCCAAAAGATGCTATGCCCTTAGGTATATGGGCAGATAGTGTGGGGTTAAGCAATGAAGATTTTAATGCTGCTTTTGAAATTGCAATGGGAGATAATTTTGACCCTACAAACAGGAACATACCTAATGAATGGTCTCCTAGTTTAGACGATAAAGCTAGGCTTGTTTTTCAAGGACAAACTTTTGGGTGGGGAGATGAAATACAAGGAGCTATGGGAGCTATAGCTGATGTAGTATCTGGAAAAGCAGGAGAAGAATCTTTTGGTAATTTATATGCTAAATATAGAGATTCAGAAAGAGAGAAGATAAAAGAGTTTAGAACTAATGAGCCTATGACAGCATTAAAATACGAATTAGGAGGTGCTGTAATTAGTCCTGCGGGTATATTTAAAGCACCTAAAATAATAAAGCAAATGAGTACAGGAAAGCAAGCAATGGCTGCTTCTGGAAGCGTAGGTGCTGTTTATGGTGCAGGGACTTCTACTGAAGAATCTTTAGGAGGAGTAGCGGTAGACAGTATAACAACTGGAGTTGCAAGTAGTATTTTTGGTTTGGGATTAGAAAAAACAATACCCTTAGTTGGTAAAGGAGCTGAAAAGCTAAAAAACCTATTTAAAAAAAATAAAGAAAATCCAAGCATTACAAAACTAAGAGAACTAAAAAATACTGCTTATGAAAATGTAAAAACATCTTACGGTCTTTTTAATAATAAAGACTTTTCTGAGATGTTTAGTAAAGCAAATCAAATAGCTATAGAAGGACATCACACAGCAATAAAAGACAAAGGTGTTACTGCCGCTTTAAATGTTTTTAAGTCTTTAAAATCAGGAAATAAGGAATATACCTTAATGCAGATGGATAACGTAAAACAAGCATTATCTACTTTATATAACAAACATCCAGAACAAAAAATGATTTTAGAAATGATGGATTTAGTCGACGACACTATAAAATCAAAAGGCTCTCAGTTTCCTGAACTAGAAGCCGCTAGAGTTGCTAATAGTCTTTATAAAAAAGCAGAAAAATTAGACCAAGCATTTCAAACTGTTAAAAGAACTAAAAGTGCTTTTAGTAAAATGTCTGATGTTGATTTATATAAAAACGCTGTCTTAAATATTTTAAATAATCCTAAATCTATGAAATATTTTTCTAATGCAGAACAAAAAATAATGGAACAGTTTATAAAAGGAGGGGTAATAGAAAGAACTATTCAAAGGACTGCTGAATTATCTCCAAATTCTAACAGGCTTCTAACTATGCTAGCTTTTGCAGGCTCTTATTTTCATCCGGCTTTTTTAATTCCTACTGCAACTGGTTTAGTTGCTAGGAAAATAGCAGACCCCGCTATAAGAAATAAAGCTGATGAGTTAGTAAATACCATAGGTCAGCTACCTTCTAAAAAAGTAACTCCGGGTATGTCTCAAGCAGGAGGAGTATCAGGAGCAGTTTTAGGAGAAGAACAATGAACCCTAACCTATTAGGAATGTTTACTGAGGTTATAAGGCAAGGGTCTAAAATAATAGATGGTACAATAGATTTTGTAAAGAATCAAGACAGGGAAGTTAGAGACGATGCTTGGAGCAAAGTTATGGCTGTTACAAACGCTGTTGATAGTGAAGGCAACCTTATGTACCCTAACGCAAAAAAAGACTTGTTACAGCACTATTTCGCGTCTCAAGGACTAGCAGACAAAGTTAGTTCTCCAGTATCTTTGGCTATAGGATTAGGTAAAGAAATAGGAGATGGGGGTTTTATTCCTTTTTATAATAGCACAGGAAGTGCGTCAGGTTTTTCTGTAGATGACTTAGGTGCTAATTATGCAGGAGCAACAAATATGCCTTTTGATGAAGCATATGAAAGAGGTATGTTTACGCACACCGAGACCAAAGGCAATATTAAAGGCTATGGTCAAGGTGAGGTAAGTAAAGTATTAGAAAAATATAAATAAATTTAGTGATTAGTACGTTCTTCAAAAGATAGTAGACAATCATCTATATGTAGATAACCAACTTCTTTGTCTATCCATTGACTCCCTTTGAACTCAGTTTTCTCAGGGAGTTTTTTTATGTGCCATTTAAAATCATAACCATCTTCTTCACACTCTAAGTTAGCAGGGTCAAAGATATAAATAGTGTGGCTTCCGGGTTTGTTAGGCATAGACACCGCGTACCAAAATTCTAAATTGTTTTCTTCTGCAAAGTTCTTGTTCCAATCAAACTTAATCTTTTCAATTAAAGTGTCAGGATAGTGTTTCTTCCTACATTTAATCTCTAACATAATGCCGTGCTCTTTATCAAAAGCATCATACCTAGAGAACTTATCATCCATAGGTTCAAAATTATATTTCATACTGTTTAATGCTTTGATAACTTTGTCTTCATTCATACTATTTTCTCCAGTCGTTCTTCCATAAATCTCTAGGCTGAGTTTTTGTTAAACGTTTAACTTTTAATGAGTGGTATAGCTTGGAAGTCCCATCCATACGGACGAGACCCCAAGTGTTTTTGTTAGCCTTAGTCTTTAAGCTCATCAACAATATCTTTGTCGAGTAGCCTCCAAATAATAAGGGCTGCGATAATACCTGCCAATCCCCCATTGCCTAAGGTCCATACTATACCTAAAATAGAACCAATTACATCTCCAGTTAGGAAGGCTACCTTTGGACCAAAGATAATCTGTAATATAATTGATAAGCTAATCAGTTTAATGCCAACGTCAATCGCACCATCAGCACCGTTCTTTACTTTTTCTAACATATTGTCTCCTATATTAATGTAAAACATCGGCTATACAAGCCACCCTATCAAGTCTGCCAACCTGAGCACATACTTGAATCTACTGGTGCTTGACATTGAAGTTGCATTTTATCTTCAAATGTAGTGCACCCTGTTAATGAAACGACAATCACCTGTAATACTAATATTAATAATATAGTGTTCATCATTCTATGTCCCTCTCTTCCTCAACTAAATCAACAAGCTCACATACACTACCAGTACAGGCTAGTGTCTTAGAACCTACTGTAGAATCTGTAAGTTCATACTCGCTAATCAAATCCCAGTTGACTTGCTTGGGCATAATCTTAGCTAAAGCATCGTGTGTCTTCTTGTCACACTCTTCGTATGGTGCTTGCTGATATGTATGGTCTGAGTGTGGTAGGAAACTAACACCTGATACTTCATCAAAGTGTTTGTATACCCACGCACCTACTTCCATCCACTCGTGTTCTCTAACACTAACAGTAACACTAGGCTTGTGCTCACAGTAGTACCTCTGATATGTAAGCCACAGTTCTAACTGTTCGATAGCACTCCTCTCGTTCCTAGTTACTGCACCCTTAGGAGCTTTCATAGGGAAGGAGAATACCTTAACGCTATTAGGCTTCATCACATCAGCTTCAGCAGGTATGCCTTGGTCTTCCATAAGCTGAGCTATAGGGTCCTTAGCATCTGCTCTAACCCTACGGATATAGTAGTCACTGTGTCTAGTGTGTATACCACTGGCACTGTCTACTAGCTGACTGACTGTACCACTAGGTTTAATAGCAGTAGTGGCAGTAGCTTGTTGGATACCTAGTAGCTCTGACCAATGAGCATTAGTCTTAACAGATTCTTTTCTAAGGTCTACTAAGAAATCAGCTAAGCTCTTCTTACCATAGTAACCTCTGCTGTCATCATTACTGCCATTCATAAATGCGTTGTCCATAATACCTGTAAGAGATACACCTAGTAGTGCTTCCTCTTCTGTATTGTGTACCCACTTAGGACGTAATCGTTTGATGTTAGTCAGTGATGCTTGGAATGTACCCAGTATACTAGCCAGTCTAACCTTACGGAGTATATCTTTCTGCGTGTCTTCTGCTCTGACTACAACCTCAGTCAAGTTACAGAACTGTCCGTCTCTCAGAATGATTTCACTACAAGGATTACAACCAAAGTCGTGGTCTGTATCACGTCTACCAATAGACTCTACTTGTTTAATCGCGGCTTCTCTGTTGAAGATACCACGCTCACCTGATTTAGATTCATATAAAGAAGTCCACTCTTTCATAAAGATACCTATATCAGGCTTCTCTGTATAGCACACACTGTTGTTACTCAGTGCCATCTCAGGAGTATCCGACCACCACTGACCACTCTTAGCATTACGCATACGCTCGTCAGTTAGATTAGATAGAGAGATAAGGGCTGACCTGCGTACACCACCTACGACTACAACCTCTGCAATCTTACACATCATACGGTGACACTCATAGCTAGTCAGCTTACGCCCACCTGCTTCTTTAAATATGTTAGTAGAGAAGTTAAACAAATCAAGTAAAGGTTCAGGACCACTGGCTCGACCACCAAAGGTAGCAAGTCTAGCACCCTTAGGTCTCACCTTAGAGAAGTCCCACTTAGGCATCTCACCATCATACAAGTAAGTGATAAGTTTACGGAACGCAGACTGCCATCCCTCTTTACTATCTTGTACGACAATCACATCCTCTACATCTACCATAGTTTCAGGCACATCAGGTAGTTTGTTGACGTGCTGTCTCTCTACGCTAAACCCTACACCAGTACCGTGCATCAATATAAATAGACACTCATCAAATGCTTTCGGGTGGTCTACACTAAGGTAGGCACAGTTGTACCCTGCTATATTATTCTTAGCAAGAGCCGGACCTGCGGTCATCAATGCTCTCATACTAGGCATAACTTCTAAGTTACATACTGCTTCCTCAAGTATCTTCCTAGTCTTAGGTACTAACTCTTGGTTCGTATTTTCTTTTAAGTGTTGCTCCATAAAGTCAAAGTATCTAGCAACAGTTTCTTTCCAAGTCTCTCTCCGCTTCTTCTCAGGTAGCCATCGTGCGTACCTGCTAAGTGCAATGAAGTTTTGGTAATCGTTTGGTAATTGATTCATTCATCCTCCAGTGGTTCGATTTCGATGTTTACCATTTTCTTTCCATCGTCATCTAAGTAAGTATTATATTTAAGTCTTCCGTTCCTGTGCATAAGTATTGCATCTGTTATCCCTCTGTCATAACATCTAGCTCCGTGTCTCCATATCATTACTGACCCCAGTGCTAAGATTGCTACCATCATTAGGATAAAGTTCTCAGTCGTTATCATCAACATCTTCAAACTCCTTTCTCTTGTCCATTAATTTATCCTCGAACTCGTGTAAGATATCTTCTGTTGTTATATCCAATACCTCACACAGAGTACAAGGGTCTAGTCCTACATTAACAATACGCTCTTTTAATTCATTTAAAGTTAGAGCCATACTGTCCTCCCTCGTGTTCTATAAGTTTATCTAAGAACCATCGAGCTTTCTTTAAGTCCTCTATACCATTCTTGAATCGCCATCGGCAGACATACTTAGTTATAGAGGCGGTTAGGTAATCCATATCTTGGTCTAAGATAAAGTCTATGACCTCAATATTACCCTGCTTATAATGGTTAGGATTTATGTTATCTTCGTCCACTTCTTAAGCTCCTTAATTTCTTTAGTTGAAAATATTTTAATATCATACTTATCACACCACTGTCGATAAGTAATCTTATTACCCTTGGCAACCTTGGAGTCGGGGCGTGGCATCAAGAAGATTAAAGACTTGCCTTCAAAGTTTAACTGTTCAGCAATTGATTTATACTTCTGTCTGTCACCACTCCTAAAGAACCCTTTAACTTCTATATGATACTTACCCTTAACAAAGTCAGGGGTGTAGTTCTTTCGTATCGTATAGGCAATCCTACAGGGCTCATACTTCCATTCTCTGCCCAGTGCTTCCGCACATTCTTTCTCTAGCTTACTCCGAAACTTTGTTGCCATCTTTATCTACCT